GCAATTTTGACTTTGATGCAGACAATGTTAAAAAGCCAAGAAACTTTCTCAGCATGGCAAACCTTGAAGCCAAGAAAGCATGGATGGACTGGCTGGGAATTCACTATGAAGAAAACATTTATCACAGTGGCAACCCCTGTCCAGCGAAAGTTTTAAGAAACTGCGTACATCCTGAGATTGGTCGCCAGATTTTTGAATATAAAACCAAAAACCGGAGTGCAACAGATGAGTAAAGGCAGCAAACCACGTCCATTCAACATGAAAAAATTTAACGCAGAATATGAGCGGTTATTTGGCAGTAAACAGCCAGCAACGCCAGAGGAAATAACTTATGAAGAAAACATTTATCACAATGGCAACCACTGTCCAGCGTGTGAATCTTTTGCCGCGTCACCTATAGGGAAAGCCTTTAAGAGAGACTACATAAGAGAATTGCTTTCAAACAGCGAATTCTTATGGCAAGCCATTGGGCAAGACGCTGTTAATACTCCAGCATGGATTCCACTGGGTATGCTGGAAGGAGAGGAGCTAGAAGCTGCTGCTGCTGAGAGGAGAAACTTCTGGGATGCAGAAGCTGATAAAATTGCTACCATGATTTTTCACAAGGATGATGCTGAACTGGGCAAGTACATCCGCCATTTAGCAGAAAGCTACACAAAGCCAGAAGTAGATATGTGGTTTGTAGAAAACTGGGAGGCTTTAAAGTGAGGCCAACAATACAAAAAGACCAGCTCAAAAGGCAGACTGTGGAGGAGTATCTTGACAAAGGAGGGGAGATAAATCAGATACCAACAGGGCATTCAGCCTATGACGGTGAATACAGGCAGACACCGCTGCAAAAGGAGTTAAGAGAAAAGGCTAATATCGGCAATCGGCGATCACGCGGCATATCAATTTCAATCAACAAGCCTCACCAGGAATGAGGCATTATTTGCCCCATTGTTCCGCCATTGCGTTTGCCCAACCCTGCCAAGTCACGCTGCGAGTTTTCCAGCGATCATCGCTCGGCGACTCTCTATTCTGGCCGCTGTCTGTCTGGTTGCCCCAGCGCAGTGAATAGCTTCTTCCAGCATCCCTAAGTGCAAGGCGCGGCGGGCATAGCATGGTGGGCACCAACAGCGGCAATCCTTTTAACCATAAGCAGGTTTTCTTGCTTGCATCGTCGCCGTACTCGTAAGGCTGTATAAACTGATCAGGCTCACGCCAGCGCGTTGAAAGCACGCCCACCGGGTTTTCAATCGCAATTCTCGGTATGTCGGCTGAGGCCAGCGCCGTTACAAATTCAATGGCTTGTTCGCGCTCCTCTCTCCGCGCCGCACCTACCAACGTGCCATCTTTTACTTTCTGGTGGTAAGGCCCATCACCATATGCCCACTCAGCAGAGCAGGTTAGGTAGGTGCATGGCGGGTGGGCAATCATCAATTCCCAGCCATCATCAATAATATCCATCACATCCCCTTGGTGATGCGGCCCTTGCGAATCCGTAGGCAGCAGGTCACAGCTCACGGCATCATGTCCGGCAGCAATGAACGCATCCCGCACCCGCCCGCTATATTCACACGCAACTAAAACTCTCAAATCTCACTCTCCTGTCAGTAGCTGCTTAACAACGGTCAGCAATGCGACCTCGTTGCTCTCGGCGCTTGTGGCCAAGGTTATTCCTCACACCCCTCACAAAATCTTGGGTGCAGTTTGGCAATGTCACACTCATCCGGCGGTTCCTGTAGAGTCTCTATGTCATCATCCAGCTCGGCTTCTAAATTCAGGATGGCCTCAACCTGTAGGTCGGTCAGGTTTAGAGATAGGATGTTTGAGATAGTCTCTTTATCTTCATCACTACCATAAATCATAATTTTATCAAGGATAGTGCGGATCATCTTCTGCCTCCAGCTCTATGAGCAAATCAATAAAGTGTTTTGCCTTCAGTAAATCTTCGATACCATTTTTGCTACGCCAGCGAGAGACATACTTGATAATAGCACCCTCGCAGTAGCCGAGATTGTTGGCGTGGATATACTCCACTGGCTGAATCTTCATGCTCTTGTAATGTGAGCCACCTTCTTGCTTATCAAGTGCTTTATTCATGACACCTTCACCTTATATCTGACATCTTCTCCGCGCGACTTGTGCAAAACCACACAGGACATGGACCGTTCGGCACCATATCCACTGGCGGCATGCCATTCGTCAGGTGGTGGTAGAACGCCCCAAGACTCAAAAAGCATACCGCCAACTTCCTGCGCGTCCTTATGGTGTATGTGGCCGGTCCAGCCAAATCGATGTTTGCAGCGCCCCCACTGCTCGGACAAATTCCTAGTTATCGCCTCATACATCCTGTTGCGATTGATCTTGTCGCCATGATGGACGACGATCAAATTCTGCCCAAATTCTAACCACACCCATTTGCTAAAGTTGTCTTTTACCTCAACCCTTGTCTCATTCTCAAAATAAGCGCGAATAACCTCATTCAGCCACATGGACGCATCTGGGTCGTGGTTGCCTCTGGCATTGATGACAATGACCTTTTTATGCTTCTTCAGCATCTCCAGCACCAGGGTACGCAGCAGCAATCCAGCTAGTCTCGCTACACGGCCCATTCGCCCATCGGTGTCAAGCGCATTCTTGCTTGCCGGAGTTGTCGACGTTGTGTCATTTGCGTGAAGAAAATCTCCCACGTTCACCAGGACACCAGTTTCAGACGGTGGCGACCTTTCGATCAGGTTTTGAGTTGAGTCACGCAATAAGCGTTCAGCCACTTCGACATCATAATCATCCCCACCGGTCTCAGCAGACCACGCATACATCCCGAAGTGGTGGTCGCCGATCATGTAGCAGGACATTAGTGAGTCATCCACACAGTCTGGCGGCGCTATAGGCTCATACAGGCCGCCAACCTCTGACCTGAAGGCTTCTATCAGACCGGCTTGCATTTCCTCTAAAGCGACCTTCTCAGGCTCTTGGATGTGCCACTGGAGCTTTATACCGCCATCTTCACCATAAGCCGTGGACACTCTTTTTGTTGTAAATCCTGGTGCTACTGGGTGGATTAGGCCATGCTCAGGCGCATCACCTGCGAGAGAGGCCCGCTTTTTGAGCTTTAGCAGGGTGTAATTTATTGTTGATCTAGGTATGCCCAGCTTCGCAGCCGCTTTCCTTTCTGAGCCTTCTGCAATGTACACCTCAACTACAAGTCGCTGCTGGTCTGTGTTGGCGTAGTTCAGAAGATGTTTCATTTTATTAAGCCTCAACGAGCTTTTGACGAAGCGTTTCAAGATTGCGCTGTTTTACAGCTTCCCACTCAGCACGAGTGCCATATTCATTTCTGTGCAGATAGCCATCTGCGGGGTAGCGAGTTTCTTTTGTTTGCGAAATGGCTTCAAGAATCACTGACTTCGGAACGTCGCTTGGCTTTTGCTTTAAAGGAGGCAGATTATCTCCACCAAAAAGTGATTTATAGATTGCTCGACTTGGCTGATTTGATTTTTGCATATACCTGTCTGGATTGACAAAGGCTTCATTGGCCTGTATATAAAATTTGTATCTGGCGCAAGCAAGAAATTGCTCACTACACTTTGTCCGATTATCACATCCATCGCAGGGGTCGATGTTCTCTGATCGTTCCTGCTCCAAAGTCAAGCCTCTTGCACCTTTCTGGTAAAAGTCATCGGCTGAGATATATGCTGCCTGTATTAAATCCCTCATAAATGCATCTTTATGTGTAAACACATGCATAACTCTATGCTTTTATTAGGAAAAAAGCAAATATAGTAAATTCATAGATTTTTTTTATTAAATAAACTTTCTTGATAAAAATTTTAAATGAGACTTTTTTGGCATTGTAGTTGTAAGATGAAAAGACGTACCGGACGGTGGGTGAGTTATTTCCACCTATAGATTCGGGACAGAAGTCGAGAGATGAGGTTCCCGTATCCAATTCCGGTACGCAGAATCAGTTTACTTCTCTCGCAGGCAAAAGCCAAACTTCTGGATACGTCGGGAGCCAGTACCGTGATTAGTGATGTCGCATCGTGCATCGGCTGGCAAGAAAGCGAGAAGCAGAGTCTGACCTTTAGAGGCGGGACAAACGGCGTTAAGGCACAAGACAAGTAAAGGGTGGTGTTACGAGCCACTGGGTAATGCCCCCAAAAATCGTTGCCGATTACAAGACGACTGCTGGACCACGGAATAGAATCGTATAGGGTGCCTAATAGCCTCTAAATGACTGCTTTTGCCTAAAAAAAGTGAGGAGAGGACATGAGCCACAAGCAAGCATGGTGGGAATGGCACAAGAAAAACCCACACGTCTACGATCTGTTCAAAAAATATACACATCAAGCCATAAGTGCCGGACACAATAACTACGGCGCAATGGCTATAATCCAGAGGATACGCTGGCACACTGAGATCGAGACACAGGGCGACATGTTCAAGATCAACAACAACCACGTTCCGTATTATGCCAGGCTGTTTGCTCACGATCACCCAGAGCATTCAGACTTCTTTAGGATGAGAAGCGTAGAGAGCTGATATTACAAAACATAAAATAATCTCGAGGAAGCTATGATTACACTACGACCACACCAAGAAAAAGCTATTGAGATGCTGCGACACTCTATGCAGCGTGGAAACAAAAGAGTTATTCTTGCTGCGCCATGTTCTTTCGGCAAGACTCGTACAGCGGCGTGGCTACTTAGTGAGGTTGCCAAGCGTGGCAAGAAAGGGGTGTTTATCTGTGACCGTATTAAGTTAGTCCAGCAAGCACTTGATGACTTTGACAATCACGGACTCAAAGTGGGGGTGATACAGGGTCAGCACTGGCGCTATGATCCTTCTGCGGATATTCAGATTGCATCTATCCAGACCCTAGCACGAAGAAAGCATAAGCTAGAATTTGATTTTGCTATTGTGGATGAGTGCCACACGCAGTATGAGTCGCTGACTAACTACATGGATGCTTATGACCGTGTTCCGTTTATCGGCTTAACTGCTACGCCATACTCCAAGGGTCTGGGTACAGTTTGGCAAGACATGGTGGTTCCTGCGACCACAGAGCAGCTATTAGACGAAGGCTACCTCACTCCTGTCAGGTACTATGGAGGAGCGAAAGTAGATGTAACCAAGGTCAAGACTCGCTCGCTTCCTACGGGTGGAACAGATTACGACCCAAAAGATATAGCCAGCCGTTATGAGAAAAACCCTACACTGAATGGGGACATTGTGAAGAATTGGCTGGCTTATGGTGAGGACAGCCAGACCATTGCCTTTGCGTCATCAATTAAGCACTCTAAATTTCTGGTGGATGAATTTCGGAAGGCAGGCATCACAGCGGAGCATATTGACGGATATATGGATACAGATGAGCGTGAGATGCTGTATAAGGCTCACGACAATGGAGAGTTTAAGATACTGTCTTGTTCAAGACTGCTTAACACAGGCTATGATGCTCCACAGGTTCGATGTCTGATTGACTGCTTTCCAACGAAGTCTCTTATCACTCACGTGCAGCGTGTCGGTAGAGTTTTGAGACTGTGTGAGGGTAAGGAATACTCGATTGTCCTTGATCATGCAGGAAATACTGAGGGTATTGGCATGGTAGAATACATCGTCCCAGAGAAGCTGGATGACGGGACCAAGGAATTCTCAGAGCGCAACCAGGTCAAGGAGAAGAAAGAGTCCAAGGCGAAGGAATGTCCTGATTGCTATAAAATCTTTACCGGCATTCGCTGCGCTTGTGGCTACGAGATACCGATCCGTGAACGGATTGAGCATGACGGAACCATGCTTGCAGAGATCAAAGACGTGATGAAAGAAAACAAGCAGATCACTATGGAAGATAAGACCCTCTTCTATGGAGAATTGTTGCGTTACGCCGAGCTATATAACTACAAGCCTGGCTGGGCTGCTAACAAGTACAGAGAACGCTTTGGTGTATGGCCGAACAAGGTAAACCCAAGAAACGTAGCTACAGTTAGCGATGAAACACACGCATTTATAAAGCATACAAATATCAAGTGGCACAAATCACGCGAGAGGAGAGCCAGCCATGCTTGATGAGATACTTCCACACCTAGACAAGGTGAAGTCTACCGGCAAGGGTCAGTACAAAGCATGCTGCCCAGTACACAACGAAAAAAACCCGTCTATGGATATGACAGAGAAGGATGGCAAGGTACTCATCCACTGTCACGCTTGTGGAGCTAATGGATTAGCTGTAGTAAGAGCTTTGGATCTGCCTGTTGGTTTACTGTTCGATCAGCCGCTAGATAGCAATACTGCATCTATCTACCATCGAAATAAGCTGTTGGACGAACTGCGCGATGCCAAACTCTATGCTGCAATCTACGAGGCAGCAGAGAAGCGTGGAGACTATATCAAAATGACCGACAAGAGACTGTATCGTAAGAACATCAATAAGATTGAAGGTATCACCGAGAAGCTGGAGAGAATTAATGCAAGCTGAAGCTATACTAATCAAACAAGCAGAATCTTGGGCGATCATTACACAAGAGAATGAAGTCAGCATATCAGCAATATACGGCGACTATGCGACACTGGCAGACAAAGCCTTTGACATGCTAGACAGGAGAGAGATTATTTCCTTTGCAACCCACAAGGAGGATGGTACAATTACCACCTATCCCAGATAGTTTAACTCCCTCGAACGATAGCTTCTCGCTATCTTTGGCCCTACTTTCATTGAGTGGGGTCTTTTTTTTGTGTAATATATAAACACACTAAATAAATAGCTTTGGACGTTGATATGACACAGGGCACGAAAAATCCAGTAGGCCGACCTAAAAAGACACTAGACTGCCTTCCCGATGATTGGGAGCAGAAGATGTATGAGATGGCCGAAGAAGGCGCATCAGAGATAGAATTACGAGTCATGCTGCACATCTCAGACGATCTGTGGTATCGATTTATTGATGAGGAGCCAGATTTTTCACGAGCCGTAAAAAGAGCGAAGCAGCTTTGTCAAGTCTGGTGGGAAAGACATGGACGCAAGATGGCTACTGGAGCGAGAGACGGGAATCCTACGGTGTGGATATTCAACATGAAAAACCGATTCCGCTGGGCTGACCGCGTAGAGCAGGACAATACCTCCTCCGACGGCTCATTCAAGCCAACGACTATTAACCTGGTGGGAGTGGCACCGAGTGGCGACAGCGGAGATTAAGATACCGGAGGCTCTCAGGAAATGTTTTGAGAAGCCTTATCGGTATGTAGTAGCTAAAGGTGGCAGGGGTAGCGGTAAGTCTCGATCGTTCGCGCTTATGTGCGCTGTCAGGGCCTATCAGCTATCTATGCAGGGAAAGCAGGGCCAGATACTTTGCGGTCGTGAGTTTCAGAACAGCCTGAGTGATTCCAGCTTTGCCGAGGTGAAGGCGGCTATCTTGGAGGTACCCTGGTTGGCTAAGCACTTTGACATCGGTGCCAACTACATCCGCACCCGTGACGGGAACATCTACTTCACCTTTATCGGTTTGCGTCGAAACCTTGACTCAGTGAAGGGTCAGGCTCGTATCCATCTCTGCTGGCTGGATGAGGCAGAGAATCTATCAGGCATGGCTTACGAGAAGCTAATACCTACAGTCCGTGAGCATGACTCCTCAATCTGGGTGACGTACAACCCTGAGTCTAAGGAATCTTCGACTTACAAGCGCTTCATCGAAAAGAAGCCAGACGATTGTATAGTGGTTGAATGTAACTGGCGTGATAATCCGTGGTTCCCAGAGGTGCTGGAGAAAGAGCGCCAAGAGGATTTAAAGAAACGCCCAGAAGCCTACGACCATATCTGGGAAGGTGACTTCCTGACCCACAATGAAGGTGCCTATTACGCTATTGAGTTTAGGAACATCAAGGCTGAGAGCCGTATAGGGTCTGTCCCTTATGAACCTAGCGTGGGGGTGATTACATCTTGGGACTTGGGGATGAATGACTCGACCAGTATCTTTTTCTTCCAAGTAGTTGGCGCTGAGATCAGGGTGATTGACTACTACGAGAATAGCGGGATGGCGCTAGATCACTACTCTCATATCCTTCAGAGCAAGCCCTACACCTACATGGAGCATATCCTTCCACACGACGTTAGGGTTAAGGAGCTTGGAACCGGCAAGTCTCGATACGAGATGCTGGGCAGCCTGGGGTTGAAGAACATCACCATTGCACCACAGTTGCGAGTTGATGACGGTATCGCAGCAGTACGCTCTATCTTGCCTAGATGCTGGTTCGATGCTGAGAAGGTAGAGAAGGGTATCGACTGCCTACGGCAATATCATCGTGATTGGGATGAGTCTAACAAAACATGGCGAGGCCGACCTGCTCACGATTGGGCATCTCACGGTGCTGATGCATTCCGCTACTTTGCTGTAGGTCACACGAATAAGAATGACTCTTGGGGTGATCCAATTCGCCGCAAATTGGCTGGCGTGGCATAGGTCAAAATATTTGCTACAATGCAACTGTTCATGTTAACAGGTTTGTTCTGTGGAATGGTTTAATCGAGTATTAGCAAAGCGAGACGATGTTATTCCATCGTTTATGAGCGTGGATGCTATTAACTCATACGTTGACAATTCTATACAGCTAGACCAGCCAGAGATGGCTGGTGCAGAGACTGCTGCTGACATTGCTCTTGGTGAAGCTGAGGCAAGCGATGAAACATGGTACGAAAAGGTGCTTAAAAAATAATGGCAATCACAAACTACTCTACTCTACAGACTGCTGTAGCTGACTTCCTGAACCGTGATGACTTGACAGCGGTTATCTCTACGTTCATCCAACTGGCAGAGGCTCAACTCAATCGAGACATCCGCCACTGGAAAATGGAATCCCGTGTTACCGGCCAACAATCAGGCGGCGATCAGTATATGCAGATTCCGGCAGATTGGCT